CCAGTGTCGGGTATCGAAGGTGGAGAGCAGCCAGTGTTGGGAGAGGATGAGGAGCCACCGGTACCATGAAGTCAACAGTTGTAACTGTCGGAACAACACCAACCATCGTTGTGAATCCTGACGATCAGAACCGTTACATCTATCTGCAGATCGTGACGAGCGCTACCATCTACGTTGGTGATGGTACTGTGACTACTAATAACGGCATGCCTTTGGAAAAGCACACAGCACCACATCAGATATTCCTGCCCACTAAACAAACGATGTATGCTGTCGTCACTTCACAGGTTGGCACAGCAGATTTGCGCGTTATGACACCGGACGTGGACTGACTGATGCCTTACGGGATCAGCAATACGCGACCTGACTGCTCAGGTTGGGCGACCGTGAAGCAGAATAGCGACGGCTCATATGAGACTGTTGCGTGTCACGACACGAAACAGGACGCTATCGATCAGATGGTTGCGGTGTCGATCGCTGAGGACGTCGAGCCGCTCGGTGAGGTCGGCACACGTGAAGCGCGAGCCGAAGGTGAGATTCTCGTCGTCGATATCGATGACACGCTGCTGACTAACGGTGTCGAGCCGATGCGAGACGTGATCGACGCTGTGAACGCTAGCGGCTACCCTGTGGTGCTGTTGACTGGTCGCGATCCAGGACGACGTGAGGAAACTATCGCTGCGCTCACCGAGGCTGGTGTCGTGTGGGAACGTTTGATCATGCACAGCGGTGAACAAGACGAAGCGAGTGTCGCGGCGTATAAACGTGATGCGGTGATGCAGTTGATGAACGAAGGGTATGAGATCGATGCGTTCGTCGATAACAGCCAAGCGAACCGCGACGCGATCGCCGGACTGGACATCGACGTGTACTCTCCTAGTGAGTTTGTCGCTGATCAGGCTGAGGAAGAGGTCGAGGTTGAGGAGCCTGAAGAGGAGCCTATGGAGTTCGAGTCTCGCGCAGTTGATCTGAGCGCACCGCAGTTTATGCGTGCGTCAGCGGCTCGTGGGCTTCGTCTACACGAACAAGGTCTATCCGGTGACGGTTTGGTTCCTGCTACTGTTGCGGATGCACGCCGTATGGCGAACGGTCAGGTCAGCGCGGCGAAGTGGCGCAAGATCGGTCCGTGGATCGCCAGACATATCGACAACTTAGATGCGGTGCAAGGTGACGAGATCACGCCAGGGCTGGTGGCGATGTTGCTGTGGGGAGGCGGTTCGTCTAAGACGAGCGCACGCCGTACACAACAGTATGCTGAGCGTATCGTCGCACAACTGGACGCCGATAGTGGAACGTCGCGCAGCAGCGGTGGCGTGTACGATGGTCGCAGTATGGAAGCGACATCGACTGTTCACTGGATCACTGACCAGATCGACGAGCGGCGATCAGTTGCATACACGACGCTTGAACTTCGCGCTGAAGGTGACAGCAACACGCTTGTCGGCTATGCTGCTGTGTTCGATTCACCGAGTGAACCGATGCCGTTTGTTGAGTACGTGCGTCGCGGTGCGTTCACCAAGACGTTGAACGACGGTGCTGATGTTCGTCTGTTGATCGACCACGAAGGTGTGCCGCTGGCACGCACCAAGTCTGGTACGTTGATGCTTGAGGAAGACGAGCGTGGTCTGCGTGTTGAGGCTAGCCTAGATCCGATGAACCCTGACGCACAGCGTGTTCTGTCTGCGATGCGTCGCGGCGATCTGTCGCAGATGTCGTTCGCGTTCCGGACGATCAAAGATTCCTGGAACAGTGATCGTACGATGCGTGAACTGCGCGAGGTTCAGTTGTTCGATGTCAGCGTCGTGACATACCCTGCGTATGAGGATACTGTTGTAAGCGTGCGCAGTCGTCAGCCTGCTACCGTGAGTGTGTCAAGTGGTTTGACCGCTGCACGGCAACGTCAGTTGCAGATCGCTCGACACCGCTAGCCGAGTCGCAGCCGACGCTTTGAGCGTCACTGAGTGACATCACTCGTGGCTTCCCCATAAACATCTATATCTCAAAGGAGATGCAAGTGAAGAAGTACACCGAAACCCTCGGTGAGAAGCGCGACGCCGCGCTTGCTCGCGCCGAGGCGATCACGGCTGCGGCTGTTGCCGAAGCGCGTGACATCACGAAGGAAGAGGATGCTGAGATCGCTTCAGCGCTCGACGAGGTCCGCGATCTCGATGAGCAGATCAAGCGTCACAGTGAACTTGAGGCTCGCGCCGCTGCCGCTGCAGAAGCGCGTGCAGTCAAGCCTGCCGACGTGGTCACTGTGAAGTCCGAGCCGCGCACCTACTCGCCCGAGTCGCGCAACTCGTTCATCGCAGACGCCTACAACGCACAGTTCAACGGCGACTTCGCCGCACGTGAGCGTCTCTCGCGCCACATGCAGGAAGAGCGCGTCGAGCGTCGCGATGTGACGAGCGCGAACTTCAGCGGTTTGGTCGTTCCGCAGTACCTGACTGGTCTCGCTGCACCGTTCGCTCGCGCCGGTCGTCCGATTGCGGACACCGCTCGCAAGCACGCGCTGCCTGCGTCTGGTCTCACGCTGAACATCAGCCGTGTCACCACCGGTTCGTCGGTTGCTCAGCAGACTGAAGGTGCTGCTGTTTCGGAGACGAACATGGACGACACGCTGCTCACCATCAACGTCAACACGTACGCTGGTCAGCAGAACGTGAGCCGTCAGGCGATCGAGCGCGGCACTGGTGTCGACTCGCTGGTGATGAACGACCTCGTTCTCGCCTACCACACGGCACTCGACGCCGCTGTGACCACGTCGATGACGAACGCGATCACTCAGGTGGTCACGTACACCGACGCGTCGCCCAGCGTTGCCGAACTGTACCCCAAACTGCTCGACGCTGTGCAGCGCATTCAGACCAACTTCTTCGGTGGTCCGAATGTGATCTACATGCACCCGCGTCGTCTCGCGTGGATCCTGTCGGCGCTTGACAACTCGAACCGTCCGTTGGCAACGCCGACGATGAACGGTCCGTTCAACGCCACCGCAGTCGGCGACGGCTCGGTTCAGTACGGGATGTCGCGTTACTCGATCGCAGGTCTCCCTGTGGTCACCGATGCGAACGTCATCACGACGAACGGCGCCGGTGCGAACGAGGATGTTATCATCATCGGTAACACGCAAGAACTGCACCTGTGGGAACAGGGCAACGGCGATCCGATGATGCTGCGCTTTGAGCAGCCGAAGGGTAACGAACTCGATGTGCAGATCATCGTCTACGGGTACGCAGCATTCACTGCCGCGCGTTACCCGAACGCGTTCTCGCTCATCGGCGGTACGGGACTCGTCACGCCGACGTTCTGAACGTCGCAATAAACTGAGTGCACGCGTGGCGTGCCAGTGGTCTGCTAGACTGCTGGCACGCCACAACTGTATGCGAGGTGCAACATGAACAAGCAGATCGAGGCTCTACTGGTTGAACGTCTCGGTTACGAGCGGCGCGGCTTGAAGGACCGTATCGCTGCAGTCAATGAGCAACTGCGAGCGCTCGGATATAGCGAACGGTACGCACGTCCAGAAGTCGAAACAGCAACCACCGAGCCGCAAGTTGAGCGCAGCATCCGTGGTAAAACTAAGAAGCGCGAAGTCTGATGGCTATCACCAACGGCTATTGCACGCTCAACGAGGTGAAGGCAGCGCTGCGCATCACCGACGCAACCGATGACACACTCATCGAGGGAGCGATCGAAGGAGCGTCACGTCGCATCGACGGCTACACCGGTCGCTTCTTTTATCAGAAAAGTGCAGCGATCAAGATGTACGCACGTGACATCTACACGCTGCTGCTGCAGGATGATCTGTACCAGATCACCACGTTGAAGACAGACGACGACGGCGACGGCACGTACGAGGACACGTGGACGTTGAATGTCGACTATCAACTTCAACCGTTGAACGCGACGTTGCAGAACCGTCCGTACAACCGACTCACCGCTATCGGTGGCAAGACTTTCCCGATCGTGATCCAACCGGAGATCCCTGCAGTCGAGGTGACCGGCATCTGGGGTTGGGGAGCGATCCCAGACGACGTGAACCAGGCGTGTATCCTGTTGGCGATGCGCGGTTTCGCTCGTTACAACGCCGCGCTCGGTGTGGTCGGGTTCGCGGACATGGCGATCCAGGTGCGTAGCGTCGACCCAGA